ATATACAGAAGTTGCCACAATTTCATCTGCTCTTAAACTCGCATCTCTTTGAGTTTCGATTTTCAAGTCTTGCATCATCGCTAGACCTAAAGCATCTTTATGAAATACAGCACCTTTGTAGTCGCCTGTTGTACCCGGATTGTTACCAGAACTGTCAGCTAGATTTGAAGTTTCAAATATATTAACTCCAGCTACTTTACCAACAAAACCATTTCTTAAAGCTTCATTTGATAAATCAGTATCTCTACCACCAAACGTATTTGTTAAATTACTTTTTAAGTCATACGCATTTAAAGGGTGAAATACTCCTGATATGTCCGCTGTTGGAACACCATTTTTTCTTAATTGTGCTACTGCATTAAATATATTAGCCGCACTTAAGACTGCTGTTCCGTCATTAACTTCTGTAGAGAAACCATCAAATAGTGCAGTTAAATCTACATCTATTTTTTTAGCGATTGCTTCTCCAAACAATCTTCCAATGTCTGCCGCAACATTTCTTGGAGAGGCATTTCTGCCTAAATCCGTTAATGTTGTCATTAGACCATTTTCAGATGCAGTTATTGTAACTGAACTTGGATTGATTGCTGTGTTAGATAAATCAGTTGCTTCCGATACCGCTGCCGCAGAAACTGTTGCATAGATAGGAACTTCAACTGCCTTTCCACCACCGCTAATAGCATAGTTTTTTACAAGTGGTCGCATTACCGATCTTTCACTTGCTACGAACAATGCTTCAGCTACTATCTCTGTGTATAGTTCCGATAGTGTAGAACTTGTGCTTTCGTTTGCCATTGTTATTTGTCCTTATTATTTATTGTTTAAGTTAATTTGAGTAGGTTTTGAATCTCGTTCTTTGCGATACTCTGCATATTTAGCACGATCCTCTGGCTTACCCATATCTAAATCCTGAATTTTGAAAGGTTTTACAGTTTTACCCTCGACTGAACTCTGGCTTCCTGTTCCAGATTTACCACTTACGGAAAAGTGTGGATTCGCCTGTAAGAACTCCTTAACTCTCTCTTCGATTGTTAAAAGGTTTCCTTTTTCGTTATAACGAATATTATTATTATTATCAAGTATTTCTACTCGATTATCGTCATTTAATTTAATCTCATCTTTAAGCAAAGAAACCACTTGCTTTGGATTGATAGCTTGGTTTTGAGATACAACAGATAATAAATTGTTATCTATCTTTTCTTCTTTAAGAGCATTTTTGTATTTCAAAACTTCTGTATCTCGTTCAGCGATTCTTTGTTGCATAAGCTTTTCAAGTTCAGCTTTTGATTTAGCTTCCTTAACTTCTTTTTCTTTTAAAGCTTCTTGTTCTGCTTTCTTTGCATCCTCTAATGTTCTTTGATGTTTCTTGTTTTCAGCATCAAGTCTTGATTTAATTATATTATCAAGTTGTGCTTGGGTAAAAGTTTGTTGTTTAGGTGCTTCTACTTTTACTTCTTCTTTTGGTGCTTCTGTTGGTTGCGTTTCAGGTGCAACGACCTTTTGTTCTTCGGACATCATTTACTCCTTTGTTAAGTTATTAATTCTCCGCTACTATTAAACCAATCTGGATTAACGTAACTCCATTGATGACGACAATTATAACCACCACGAACAACTAAAGGATTACCAGCTTTCTTGCCAGACCAACTTCGCCTTGTCCATAATCTCTTGACTTCATCAATCGTAAAAAGTCCACTTTTTTTACCGATGGTTCTTGATACCAAACCTCTACATATTTGTCTAGTTGTAGGAATGATGTCGCCATAGTACCTAACATAAGTCAATCCAGCATCATTCGCTTTGTTAAAGTTTAAGGTTGCATCAAAATCCCTTAATGAGTCGTTTAATAGCTGACCGGCATATCGTTTCATGTTCTCCCCAGCCCTATCTCTTCCAAATTTTGACTGCAATGTGGCAACTGCTGTGGCAACCTTTGATTGCATACGTTTAACATTCTTATTCTTTTTAACAAACTTAACTAGCTTATTAATTTCAGGATCATTGGAACTTGCATAAATACCATTAATCGTTTGTCTTAATTCTTTTTCTAAAACAGTAAATTCAGAACCTAATAATGTATTTTGATAAACCTTTTCAGATAAGGTTCTTGTAAAGGTATTAGAAATGTCTTTGAATTGAGTAAAGTATTGTTGTTTTAAATTTTGTATTAAAGCTAGATCGCCTTTAGTTAATTCTTGAAATTCTTTTGGTATTCTTCCTATTGTTTTAAAAGCTCGTTCAACTCTTTTGGCTTGTTTGTTAAATCCTTTTCTAACAACTGTATCAGACCAAGCTAAATATTCTCTTTCCAAAATAGCTTTGATTTGTGGTCTTATGGCAATGGCAGCTCTTAACTCAATTAGCTTTCCATCTGTTGTGGGTAAAGATTTATTAGCAAGAGAAGTTATATCATCTTCGATCTTATCTAAAACTTTTGTAAGTTGTTCGTAATATTCAGCTTCAGCAAATTCTATCTGCTTTATACGATATTGTGTGGAGGTTTCTAAAATATCTGCCATACATATTATTCTACGATGGCTTCATCTTCTACTGTTTCTTTGACTACTTCGTCTTGGGTAAATTCGCCCACCTCTGGTTTGGTATCTATCTCGTCAAAGATAATATTTAATTGTTCGTTATCATCCACCACAGCCCTAGCAATTTCTTTATCAATCTCTTTGACTAATGTAGGAGATTTAACATTGATGGCTTTGGCTTGTTGATAGAACATAAGGTCGGTTGAGTAATCTCTTATGTTAAATGAATCAGGGTAGTTTATTTCTCCATCAAATTTTGTGTTTTGGAATAGGGCATAAATTCTAAATAATTGTTCCTCTGCTATTTCCAAGTTGTCGGCTTTTTCGGATAGTCTTGCATTAAGTAATTCAAATTCTGTTTGTAAAGCGATGCCTGATGATACTTGTGTCTTGGTAGTTCTAACTGCACCGGTATGGGCTATTCTATTAATGGATTCTACTTTCTTTGTAATCGAGTCCATAATAGATTGTAAGTTTTGTCCTGATGGCTGTAATAGATAAGGTTTAAGATTAGGTTCAATCTCTTCCGGCATTTCTATTATTGCACCAGCACCAGCAGAAGCATTAACCGATGGAGTCTTAACTAACGAGGGATGATTTGTTAATCTAATCAACTGTTCTATTTCAGAGAACTCGTTGTAGATAGCTTTTTGCAAATCAGCTATATCAGTTAAGTCAGATTGACCAATCCCTCTCTTGTGCGATTTGGAATTGTATAAGATAACTGCTGGTATCTTGCCAATCTGATTATCGGCAGTATCTATCAGTTTCGGTTCTGTTCCTTTTGGGGAAACATAGATGGTATCAATCCTGTCAGGAAACCAAAGTCTTATATAGCTTCCTCCATCTTTATCTACTTCTTCTCGCACTTTTAAATAATCCAATGAGTATTTTCCATTCACTTCTCTTTTGAAGTTCCAATCTAAAACATTTTCAGGAGTTACAATGGAAAGGTAAGGTCTTATGTCTTGTGCTAACTCATCGGCTTTGGTGTTAGTCGTTACTTTTGGTTTGTCTAAAATTAAAAAACAATGACCATAGATCGCTGAATAATTTTGTGCCTGTCGAATAACAGAATCAAAATCATTACCATCTAAATCAGTATCTTTTAAAAAATTTTCTAGACTTGCTTCATTAGCCATATCTCCAAATTCTCTCGTTGGCTTAACCCTAAAAAGAAAAGATGAGTAGATTTGAATAATGTTTTTACAATGATTATCGCAAGGAGTATTTAAAAGTCTTTGATTGAACTCGTTATCTAATTCTAAATTGTAACGATTAAGATATTGACCGACTTGATAATCAAATCCTCCATTATAACTTCTAATGAAATATTCCCAATGATTAACAGTTTCTTTGTAATCTTTATGAGTATCGAGTGCCTGATCTTTCGTGTATGCCATATCTTCTTTGTTTTTTAATATTCCATCTTTCAGGAATACTGAAAGGTGCTTGTAAAGTCAAAGGTTTGATGTAATCAATCAAGTAACCTAAAGCATCGTTCATGTGATCAAAACCCTCTTCCTTATCCGGAATATTTGTGTTCTCCTTGTATATTTGTCTTTGTAATCCTTTTATCAATGTTTTGCAATTATTACTAACGAAAATATGTCGTTTGCCTAAAGAATCTTTGAGTCGAGAATTAACTGCATTGACTCGATCTCGTACTGCTGGATGTTTGTGTTTTACCTTAACTTTGAAACCAGCATTTTGTAAAATACTTAAATCTGTTCTACCTCCAGCACTTGTTTTTCTTTGACGACAAGCTGGATCAGGATAAATAAATATTGGAATCTTTGTGCCATATCTATCGTGTATTTCTTGGCACATTTCATCAGTATTACTTGAATAAATAACAATTTCATCTAGGAAATAAACCTTATCCTGTTCAATTTGTGCAACACAAGCTGACATGGGATCAACATTAAAATCAAGTCCAATATGTAAGGGTTTCTTCCAATCAATTTGTTTATCAATACTATTCTCGACTGGATGAAAGTTATAATAAACAGAACCAGCATAGTTCTCAAATGTTCCCTCAAACTCTTGTCTAAAAGTTCTAACATCTAAATCCATTTGTGCTTGTTCAAGTTCTTCCTTATTAACCATACCACCTTGCAATGTAGTAAATTGAAAACTCTCCCATTCCTTATCTTGCTTTCCTTTAAGATACATTTCATAAGACCAGTTTCCATATCCTCTAGGAGTACCGGTAAATAAAACATCGCCTAAAGTATCTGCAATGGAAGCCCTTAAAACTTCAAACCAAGTACGTTTATCTATATCGGCAAACTCATCTAATATTAAAAAGTTAATTCCTGTACCTCGCAAGGCATCAGGTTGGTCTGCTGATTTTAAGCTTATGGTACTATTAGATTTCTTGATTCTTACTGTTAGATTTGTTTCGTTTAAATCCTCTATCCAATTAAACTCGTTTAAAATAACTTTTAAATTAGACCAGCATATTTCTTTAGCCATCTTATAGGTGGGTGCAACATACCAAATATTCTGCAAGGGCTTTGTTGCATACTTCATCATCTCTGTAATACAGAGATACGTTTTTCCAAATCTTCTACCTGATATTAAAACTCTAAATCTCTTTTTCGATTGACTTACTTGATGTTGGGCTTTTGTCAGAGTTATCTTCATTACACCAATATTTAACAATTAATTTCATGTTTTCAAAGCGAATAGGATCAGTTTCAACAACCTTAATAGTGACTTCTTGACCTTTTTTAACACATCCTATCCAACTATCTATCGGTTTATGGTCAGTTAAGGGTGTAAAACATTGACCAGTTATCATAGAGCATATTTGAAAGACCATGACATACTTAATCATCATCATCTTCTTTAGGTCTTACTTTGCCAAAAATAATCTTGTAATTGAACTTTACAGAATCTTCAAATTTACCATCAGTTGCTAATGGCTTTCCAGTAACTCCTATGGAGTGTCTTGTATTTTCACAGCCACCTATGGCTAAAAATAAACAACAGAATAAGAATATGGTTACATATCTAATCCATCTATGTGTTTTCTCCATTTTTTGTCTTTCCCTCTTTCTTCTGCGAAGAAACTGTAATGTTCTGAATTTCATCTTCTCTTACCATACCACCTACGTTTTTTAAGAAACCAAACATACGATTTATTCGTTGTTCTCCTTTTTCTTCTTTTTATTCTTTCTCTTGTCAAGTTTTTTCAAGTTTCGTTTAACAAAATTTGTATTCTTCTTTATCTGTTTAGATAAAACTTGTTGTCCTTGTTGCAGCTTAAATACTTGTTCTTTCATATTCCAAGTTTCTTTTAAGTTCCAACCGACCAATGCAATAAGGGCGGCAAGAGCAAGTCCAACAATCTTATCTTTTAAGTCCATGTTAATTACAGTTGTTTTTATCTAGGTCTATTGGTTTATCTTTATAAAACCAAACCCAGCTACTTAACTTTGTTCCATCTTGGGTATAAGTGCATTTCTTACCTACTGAACAGGCACTTACAGCAAAGAGTAAAGCTAATACTAAACATATTTTTTTCATAGTTCTCCTTTTATTGGCATGACTCACATTCGCCAGTATCATCAATAACTAATCCGCCATTTTCTGAACCAGCATACTCGTAAGTTAAATCCTGTGCTTTACTTTTCGCACAATCACAAGATTCACAATTACATTGGCATCCTGAATCAATCCCACAATGACAAGGGTGTTCACATTTCTTACAAAGTTCCATACTTTCCTTTATACATAAATTTGAAATAATATTCTAACTTTTTATGACTTCCACCAAATAAATGCCATTCCTAGAATACCGGCTAACCATATCATCCATATATCTTGTGCTATAAAAATAAAGTTTAAAACATCTATAACATCAGTCCAAAACATTTTAATTATCCATACATTCCACAACAACTAAACTTATCCATAAAGAAATAGTGATAAATACTAAACCCTATGGCGATACCTACACTTACTCCAATAAGGAAAGATATAAAAATAATCAATCCCTTTTTACTCACTAAACACACTCAATAGTATGAATATAAAATAATGTTATTATGGATATGATGATTGATGTTCTATATAGAAAAATCATTAGTATCTACTGCCTGAATCATAGTTGCCATCTGTATAATCGTGTTTAAGAACTTCTAGTATTCTAATTCTTCCAGCAGTTTGACCCTCTTCTTCAATATATTCCACTTTTGCTTTAACATCTTTACCACAAGCAAATTGGACTCGTTCTGGCTGGATAGTACGTTCAGCAACCCTTTTATTTTTAAGACACTCTGACATTGAAGATTGATAAGTATGTTCCACTAACTTACCCTCCATAAACATACAAAGTGCTACACAAATTATTACTGCTGTTTCATTCATTATTATTCTCCGTTACTAAATGTTCTTTGTTTATCTTTTAATTTTTCTACATCTTTCTGTAATTTTTCAACTGCTTTTTCTAATGCTTTTATATTTACATCATTATGTAGCATATCATCAATCCTTATTTGTTGTTTATCAGTTTGTTTATATAATTCTTCTATCAACATAAATTGTTCTGAATCTGCTGGAAGCGATCCTAATAATCCTCTAGGCCATTTGATTCTAAACTCGGTGTTCTCTACTAAATCCTTTTCCATAATTTGTAATTGTGTTGAGTGTTGATTTAACTTTTCCTGAATACCAAAGAAAGCCCATGTGCCGATTGCTACCATCGTTATTAACGAGGCAACTGTTTTCATAGGCATTTGGATATTTTCTTTAGGACTTATCTTCATTTTCTTTTTCTTCCAAAATAATGTTTGGATGGTTCATAATCCCATCTCATTCCATGATGACCTCTAATGTCAGCATACCATATTCTTAATCTAGCTAATAATTTTAAAACAGGTCTTGGC